CCTATGGAGGAATAATGATTGCTTTAGTTAACCGGCTTAATCGGTATGAAACCGATGCCGATAAAGAAGAGTTTGTAAAGGGAGCAGTTGGGTTAACCCCAGCCAAAGGTAAGAAAGCAGCTGCAGTTGGTTTTGCAGCAGGTTACCTCCTCTCTAAGAAACTCTTCAAAAATGGCTAGCGCACTTCTAGAACGCACTGAGGTATACTCAGCAGAGGTTGAGATGGCCAAACCTAGCTACCTTTCAAATATGGGTATAGGCAAATTTTTTAATGCTCTTATTTCTAAAGCAGAAGAGCACATCACAGAGGCTTATTCACAAAGACTTAAAGATCACGCTTTGGATTATAACTGGCCTGTTGATTTAGTTAAGGGCCTTAAAGTTGTCTACAATAACGGAGATCATAAGATCGCCTACCCTCAAGATCTAGAGGAAGAGATTCTTACCCTTGAGTATGGAACACCAAGTATTCCCCCATCACCAGCCCTAAGAACCTTCTCACTAGGAATCGAGGGATAGCATGCCATTTCTTTTAAATGAAGATGCTGCTCTTAAAAGCCTTCTCTCAGGAATCACCGTTTCAGATGGCGGTAACTCAGCTCGCCCTGTAGCGGTCTACTATGGCCAGCCGGATAAAGATCTGCGCACTCAGTCCTATCCATACATTACACTTGACCTTGTGGGAATTAAAGAAGATTTTGAACGTGCTCATCGTGGCTATACTACGATGACCTACCAACCAGAAGGCGTAACCTTACAAGGAGATGCTGATGGTAACATTATTAATACAACACAGTTTCCTATCCCGGTAGACCTTTTCTATCAAATATCTACCTGGTCTCGTCAACCTCGACATGACCGACAGATAGTGGCCGCCCTATTTGCTCAGGGACGCCTACCATTTAGATTTGGGCAACTCCTCATACCCCAAGACAACACATTACGTCGTCTGGATATGTTAGGGTTCTCAAAAAGAGACACTACTGAATCAGATAAGCGTCTATTTAGTAATGTTTACAATATCCGTATAAGCGCTGAACTGTTCCCTGATCTAGTAGATCAGGTGTATCAGGTCACACAAGAACCAATCATTACATACGACTACGGTGTCTCACCGTTCACCACTATACATACATAAGACCGTCTATCCAAAAATAACCTAACCCTAAGGAGTAAACCCAAATGGCAACATACAGTCGCCCGGGAGTCTACATCCAAGAAGTATCTCTACCACAGACAGTTCAGCTTGCTAACGTAAGCCAGGCTGTAGGTGCAATGGCCGGTTGGCTAGGCAAAGGTAGCACTGCTGCCCCAGTCTTAGTCAGCAGCTGGTCGGAGTTTGTAAAGAACTTTGGATCTCTTAATGATTCCTACCCAACAACTTGGGCTGCCTATAACTTTTTTGCTAATGGCGGCCGTGATCTTTATGTACAGCGTCTAGCTGGTACAGGAGCAACAGCAGGATCTATTGCGTTTAATGATAACAGCGGCGTAACAATCACAGCTACCGTTACTGCAGCATCTGCAACATCAGGTACTGTTACATACACCGCTAACAACAGCTTCTCAGCCGGTCAGACAGTATCTATTACTGGGCTGTCAACATCTGCGTTTAACCTAACTTCTGTAACTATCGCTACAGCTACATCTAGCCAGTTCACAGTAACTAACGCTGCAACCGGTACAGCAGTGACTGGAGCATCAGCAACAGCCACTGTAACAACAACTTCTAACCCAGTATTTACGCTTACTGCAATCAATCCTGGCGCATGGGCCAATGCCTATGCTGCTCAGATCGTACCTGGCGGATCTTTAACCACTTTTGGTTTGAACATCTACTCAGTATCTGGAACTAACTATACTTTGGTAGAGTCTTTCCAAGACCTAAGCATGTCATCTACTGATAAGGGATTTGTTCGTACAGTTGTAAATACTTTGTCTACATATGCAAGTATCGGAACATCTGGCTTTGATGGTACTAAGACACCGTTTAAGACAGCAACAACACCAACAACATTTACTGGTGGGGTTGACGGTACTGCCCCAAGCCGTACTGATTATTACAATGGCACCAACTCACCAGCTACTGGTGCGTGGGCTAACTTTGATGTAATCAATAACCCATTGGTTATGTACGCACCTGATGCTGCCTATGCTTCAACATCAACTCTTACAACTCAGCTTCACGGAGATGCTATGATTTACGCAGCTACTCGTGACGATGCATTTGTAGTTATTGATACCCCATCTGGTTTGTCAGCTTCAGCAGCACAGACAAACGTAACTGCATCACTTGCAGTTGCTGCTGCTAGCACAACAGGTAGCATTGCAGCTGCTTATTACCCATGGATTAATATTCCAGATGGTAATAAGATTCCAGGCGCACTACGTCTTCAGGCTCCAGGAGCTGCGATGGTAGGCCAGTACTTGGCTACAGATGCATCTCGTGGAGTATTCAAGACTCCGGCAGGTCTTGGCAACAAGATCGCTCTTGCCGTGTCTACAGAACACTTGTTCACAAATGCTGAGCTTGATGCTCTTAACACTTCTGTTGACCCAGTTAACGCTATCCGTCAGGTTCCAGGTGCTGGAATTGTTGCTATGGGTGGTCGTACATTGGACAATACATCAAACAACCGCTACATCAACCTCCGTCGTTCTTTGATCTTTATTGAAAAGCAAATGAAGGATCTTTCCTCATTTGCTATCTTTGAGAACAATGACGCTCGTTTGTGGTCACAGATCCGTTCAGCTCTTAATGGCTTCTTGTTAAGTTATTGGCAGCAGGGTGGACTACGTGGAACTTCCCCATCACAGGCGTACTACGTAAAGATAGACGACACAACAACATCGTTCTCTGACATTCAAAATGGCCGAGTAAACATTGAAGTAGGGGTCGCACTACAATATCCAGCAGAGTTCATTGTCATTAAGCTTGGACAATTGACCGGAAACGCTTCGGCGTAAGGAGATAGAAAAAAATGGCAGCAATTACCAATACCCTCAGTACTTTAATGACGGATCCAGTCCGTAATTTTAAGTTCGTGGTTACTTTCCAGCCAAAGGGTGGCAAGGACTCAACTTGGGGACCTAACTTCGGAAGCATGGGCTTTGTCTCACTATCCGGACTTAGCGTCACAACAGAGTCTATTGCTTACCGTGAAGGCGGATACAATACTAACGTACACCAGATCCCTGGCCAATCAGCATTTACACCTATTAGTCTTTCTAAGGGAGTAATGCTTGGTCAAGGAGATAACGCACTTTGGATGAAGCGACTATTCTCAGTCATGACTCCTAGCGCAGTTACCGGCGTAGGTGCAAACTTCCGTTGCGATCTTGATATTCAAGTTCTCAGCCATCCAAATCCGGCAGCAGCTGCAGGCGGAGTTCCATATACAGCAGTAGATACCCCATACAACCTACACACCTCACTTCGTTTTAAGGTGTATAACGCTTGGATCACATCACTTGGTTACAGCAACCTTGATGCGGGCGCAAACACTTTGATGGTAGAAGAGATGTCTCTTGTACACGAAGGTTTTGATGTAGTATATGCAGCAAATTATCAAAAAACAGCTCTTGAAATCAATATCGGTTAACTAAATAAGATAAGGTAAACAATATGACTACTGATACAGTTATAAATGCTTCACAAAACCCTGACCTAGTAAACAGACTAGCAAAGGAAGCTATGGCTATCTCGGATCAGGAGGCAACAGTACGGGCTGCTAAGCTCGACATTACTTTGCCTCCTGATACCACAGTTTCTTTACCCGGCGGTTTGTTGGATCCTTTTAACGGGATGATCAACACCGCCGAGGTACGGGAGCTTAACGGTATTGATGAAGAAGCTATATCTAAGATCAATGATCCGGGCAGGTCCCTACTATTAATCTTAGAAAGGGCAACAGTTAAGATCGGTGAAGAACCCGCAACTAAAGAGCTTTTAGACGCCTTATATTCTGGCGATCGGGAGATGCTTCTTTTAGCAATTCGTAAGGTAACCTTTGGCTCAAAGGTCAAGGTTGGCCCTGGAATTTGCCAACAGTGTGGGGAAGAACAGATCTTTGAATTAGATCTAGACAAAGATGTTCCCATCAAGACTTTTGATGGTGAGCGTAATTTTACAGTATCTTGTAAAGTTGGCCAAGTAGTGGCCTCCCTGCCTACAGGAAGCTTACAGAAGGCTATTGTAGAATCCGTAAATAAAACTTCTGCGGAACTAGATACAATTTTGCTAAAACAATGTATCGTTTCTATTAATGATCAGCCTTTACTAGACCCAGAAACAGTACGACGCCTTTCTATCAAGGATCGTAGAGCAGTATTAAAGGCTATTACAGACCGCAACCCAGGCCCACAACTCGGAGATATGAAAAAAGAATGTCAGTCCTGCGGCACGGAGGTACCGCTTCCGCTAACATTGGCGGATCTATTTCGAGAATGAGATTGACTACGAGATCTTAATGGAGATGTACGGGCTATTGTCCGAACAGTATCCTGGATGGTCTCTTAAAGAAGTTCGTGAACTCAGCATGAGAGAACGAGTCAACTGGTTAAACAAAGCAGTTAATAAGGTTAGGCGGTGATTTAAATGGCAACACCTGGTGGCCAAAGTTATACAGGCGCATCCGATGGGCCTGACGGCTATCCTAAAGTAAACCAGGACGCTCTGTTTGAAGATCTACCTAAAGAAATGCTCCGCCTCTTTAAAGAGGTGGAGTCTTACGTTAGCCGTATCTCAAAAGAGTGGGGCAAAACCGTAAAAGAAACCACCGATGCGGTAAAGGGCGTAGAGGGTAACAAGACTGGTTCAGGTCGTCTTGGTTTAGGCTCAATGAGTCGAAATGAAAAGATTGGTGTGGGCTTAGGTTTAGCAGCAGTAGCTGCACAGACCTATATGAGTATGGCCCCAAACACTATGACGGCAGTTACTCAAAGAATGGCAGCAGATTCTTATGCTGCCATGAGCGGCATGTCCTCACGCCAAGCAATCCTGCAGGCTAATCGACAAGTAGGTGGCGGAGCTACTAGCGCATTTGGCCCAACCATGGCCGCTATGAATCTTGCGTATAGTGGATATACCGCCAACTCACTAAGCTCTAAGAACATTATGGGGCAAATTGCTGGTCTTAGTGCTCAGTCAGGAATGACTAACGAAGCGGCGGCATCATCTGTTGCGGGCATGAATGGAATGATGTTCCTTCGTGCAGGTATCCGTATTAGAGATAACAATGGTAACCTAAAGCCTATTGATCAAATTATTAATCAGGTATATAACTTCCTGTACAGAGGGCGTCAAGTAACTTCAGAAGAAGCTCAGCTTGTTTATCAACCAAACTCTCGTGCATATAATACTATTGCTCAGCTTGCTGGTGGGGATCCAAACCTTATTCAACAGATTCAAGCAGGAATTGTAGCAAGAACGCGAGCCAAGTCTGCTGGCGCATACTCGTCTGCGATGAATAGTAAAGATCCAAATAAGATGCTGGATCTTATGGGTGTGGATAAAAGTTCCCCTCTTAGATCAAACTTTAGATTTCAAAGTAGTGAAAATAAAAAGCTTGCCGCTACAGAACAAGGATTGGTTGGCGGCTACAATGTTGGTCTTCGTACTACAGCAGCCCTTAATGATGGCTTTAGTGCTATGGCTGGTTTACTTGGACCTATTAATGATGGGTTAATGACCCTTAAAGGCATACTACAAACAATGCCTGCGGCCGGTAATATGGGCGCATCTGTTACCGGACTAGTTAGCTCAGGACTAAGCTTAGCAACATCTGGCATACAGGCTAAATCTCTTGGCGCTTTATTTGGTAAGGGTGCTCCAGCCGCCTCTGCAGAAGCTGCGATGATGGGCCCTATGACCGAAGCAGAAACACTTGCGGCAGAAGCGGGAGCTGCGAAAGGCGTTGGGCTTGCTGGAAGACTGGCCCCTATGGCAAGCAGGCTTACAGGAGCACTGCGGTTTGGTGGGGCAATGAGATTTGGCGGCATAGCTCTGGCTGGAAGCATTGGAAAATCTGTATTAGATGCAACAGTAGGAAAGCATGTAAACAGCAAAGTAAAGAAAGTTGGAGATAGGCTAGCAACTATGGGCATTGATGCGGCTGCAGGTGCCGCTATTGGATCTATTCTTCCAGGCCCAGGTACTGCGATAGGTGCTGTATTAGGCACACTTTGGGGTGCAATTCATGGAGGACCTAATGATCACGGTAACCTAGGAACAAGCACCGGAGCTAGCGGAGATGCCTCGGCTTCTGCTATTCATTCCCCGGCACCTACGGGAACAAAGATCACTTCCGGGTATGGCAACCGTGGTGGGGGAAGTAAAACTAAAGGTTTCCACCCAGGTATTGACTTTGATCGTACGTACCAACCAGTGTACGCTGCTGCGGACGGTGTTGTTTCTCTTATTGGAAATGAAGCATCTGGTTACGGTAACTGGATTGAAATCAAGCACGCCACAGGTAAAGCTACACGCTACGGTCATTTAAAGACTATCAAAGTGTCCCGTGGGCAGCACGTAAAAGCTGGAGAAGAGATTGCTATCTCCGGTAATACGGGTAAAAGTACCGCTCCGCACCTTCACTTTGAAGTGTTAGTAAACGGACAAAAAGTAGATCCAACAGCGTATCTGCAAGGAAACGCTTCGGCTAACTCTAAATCAAGTAACTCTAAAGTAAATAACACGCCTAGCTTAAGTAAGTTTTTGTCTACCCCATCTAAGGGAAGACAAAAAGTTCAACCTATTTCTCCATCCGGCTTATCAAGCACATCTCTAACAGCTCTTTTAGCTGAAACTAGTTCTAGTGGTGCGCCACTTGCTTGGCAGGATGTTCTTAAAAAGCTTCCTAAAAAAGAAGCTCAAAAGTATATTGACAGTATTCCAGATAGTTATACTGGACCAGTAACTAGCGATAAAAAGACACTTATAAAGACCATTGCTCAGCAAGGGTTCCACGACAAAGCCCTAAGAACAGCTTACGCTATTTCTATTGCAGAGTCAGGCGGGCGTTCTAACGCTGTTGGAGACGTAGGGTTGCAGGACTCTAAATGGGGGCCAAGTATTGGTCTGTTCCAAATTCGCTCTTTAAAGCATTGGAAAGAATACAACGACCCTTATCGTGATGCTTCTAGACTTCCTGATCCATCTTATAATGCGCAAGCTGCTTGGGCTAAGAGCTCTAGGGGTCGCTCATTTAAAGCGTGGTCAACGTATACAAGCGGTTCTTTCCTTAAGCACTTGTCTGAAGCAGATGCTATGGCTAAGCAAACCGGTGTTGGGGGCCCCTCTGCTAACGTAAACTTGCCTTCTAATTTTTCTCCTGTTGCTGGAATGAATAACCAAAGCATAACTATTAGCGGAGGACGTTCTGGTGGGGGACATGTAAACGTAAACCTTCATATGAATGTTACAATTAGTCATGGAAGCGTACAAGAAGCAGATAGACTTGTTCATCTAATAGGTGAAAAGCTTAAAAATGACCATACATTGAAGCAGATTGCGAGCACCCTATAATGGCAAACTATTACTATGCTACTGCCCGTGTATACATTACCCCCGGTGCTATTGACGGACAAATAAACAACACAGACTTACAGCCTATAGTAAAGAACAATCCTGTAGATTGCTACAATGGTTGGAAAGTCTGGTATGTTATCGATGTTTACAGATCTACTGAATCAGACTTTACTAAGTGGCAGGCTTCAACATCTAAAGGCACTCTGTTATCTGGCACTCTTAAAAAAGCCACTATTAATTTAAATACCAGCGACTCTAACATCTATGCTGGCAATGGCGGACAATTTCAAAATGTTCAATCGCACCTTGAAATTTCAGTAACACGAGATACCACTACCGGTGGTGGTACCGTATCCTGTACCCCTACAATATCGATAACTCAAAACGATGCTAACTCAGGTATTGACCAACCAGTAACTAATATTCAGTGGTTAAACACGGGTGGGGTTGTCCCAGCAATTGCATTTACAGCTAAAGTTCCAGTACCTACGTTTCCTTCTGATACTATTGATGCTTGGCGTAAAACTCAATATGGAACCAATAGAGTTATCTTTCCAATTGTAGAAAGATTTTGGGATCAATGTCAAAATAAATGGTTAGTAATGATCTATGGTTCTCATAGCGGGATTGACACTTTATGGTACTTTGACCAGTATGGTCAGAACCCAACTTCACCAATTTCCACTGGGGTAACAATAACCAGTGCAAATCAAAAAGACATGAACGCTAAACAATGGCTAGCTCTTAATCAAGCTAAAGCCGGCCTTACCTGTAAGGGAGACGGAGCTACTAGCACTGATCCAGGGAACCCTGAAGTAAACGTTGCTCCCCCTACGGACTATCTTCGTTGGAACCCGCCACCACATGCAGAAAGCCGCTCTGTTCCATACTCTATTAGAAACGCTAAAACATTTTTAAATGCTAGCGGCAACCCACTAGATGCCTATAACGTAGAGCTTGCTGCTAATTTTTACACTAAATCAAATAACATTGTATCTGATTCTAAAGGATATAGTTATTTAGAACGTGGGCGTATATTTCAAGATAAGAACTCTGCAGCGGTATTGAATAGTGCGGCTACAAGTAAGCCAGCAGATTCTGCTACGGCTAAACAATGGGGTTTTAGATTTATGTATAACCCTACAACTATCTCCTACAATACCTCAGCCAATAATTCTATCGACTGGACACTAGGATCAAAAGACAGTGCGGCTTTGTTATCCGGTAACCAACAAGTAACATTACAGATTTACTTAAATAGAATTGTAGACCTTGGATACTTAAGTCAAGGAAAGAGTAGTGGGGCGGCAGCTTACGGACGAGATTTAAGCCAAGATGAGATTAAAGGCATTCTTAGTAGAGGCACCGAGTATGATCTAGAATTTTTATATCGATGCCTGACTGGGGACCCAATTACAAACAACCCTCTTCTTAATTCAAACTTTAAAGATACTGGCTCGGCCGATATTGGATACATTACAGGCGTACCTCTTTGGATGTACTTGAACGACAACATGAGATACTACGGCTCAGTAGCATCTCTTGGAGTAAACCACGTAATCTTTAATACTGAAATGGTTCCAATGTTGTCTGTTGTAGACATATCATTTTCTAGATACCCTGCTCAGTTTGGCAATAGTTCTGATACTGTAAAGGGAATTTACACCTCGACAAGCGGAGCAAATACTCAAAAGTCAGCTTCTGGACCTAACGGAACGGGTGGCTAAACTATGACCATAGAACGAGTATCAAGATACTATACCGGCACCCTAACCCAAACTCCTAATAAATACACCGGCACATATGAGATCTCCGTATTTAGAAAGTTTCCTTCAAACGTATCTGTAAGCTATGTGCTATATACGTGGATTGATGGGGACAGCTTAGGTGAAGTAGCTAAAAGATACAACATAGGTGCAAAATATTGGTGGGAAATCTTAGATATTAACCCGGAGATTTTAGACCCATTTAACATTGCTCCCGGAACTCAAATTAGGATCCCGTATGGAAACTAACCCATCAAATATTAGGCCCTTTGTTTGGCAGGATGCATCTTTAGATAGTTCTTTTAGAGTGGTATTTCCTAAAGCTCCTGATATGGATCTGATCTTGATCTCTGCAACCCTTAGCTTAAATATAGAAGAACATGATATCTTGGTACTAAACTTTAAAGGCCACCCCTTTAATAAAAAAGAAGCTATTGTATCTGGTGATCCAGTTAAGTTTAACTTTAGATCAAAGAAGATTAAGTCTGAGTGGGTTGGTTACGTATATAAAGTTCAGCAGAATAATACTTGGCAGGGGGGAAATACAGATATTATCTGTGTGGGCGCATCCTATATGTTAAAAGAAACTGATCAAAAGATTTATCGTAACCGGACATCGGACCAGTGCATTTCTGAGATTGCTAAAAAGCACGGCTTTAGTGCTATTACGCAACGCCACCCACGCCAACGCGACAGCGTTGTACAGGCAGGACAAAGTGATTGGCAACTATGTAAGAGACTTGCTCGCCAGACGGGGTTTGCGGTATACTCACATAATACTACGCTTTTCTTTGTATCTAAAGATAAAATTTACTCTAGTAAAAAAGATAGCGCACCATACTTTAACTACATAAGTAATCAGAACGATGGGGCAGTTACTAGAGAGATGCGTATGACTGGAAGCATCGTATCCTTTACTCCACACATTTCTGATAATACTCCAGAAGCCGGGGTTAGAGTAGATCGTGTTGTAACAGGCGTTCAAGCCAACACCGGAAAAACAATTAAAGCTAAGCATAAGCATACTCCTGCTTCTAACACCAGCAAAGGAGTTGTTGTACCTAATGGTACATATTTCCTAAAATGAGTAACTTTTCTAATAATAGTGTTGGGTCACAAATTGACGCTACTTTCACACACCACCATGTATATGAGGTGGCGAACAGCCTTAACGACTCAAAACATATTGCTGACGACTATACAAATGCCCACAGATACCAGCACAGGGCTAGCGTAACGGTTGTGGGATATCCTGAGCTTAGACCTTATGACCCCATTTATTTGGACGGGTTGCCTAATGGTCTTTCTGGATATTGGACAGTACTGTCGGTAAAGCATGTGTTTGGTGGGCGCACCGCGGACTACATACTTCAGTTAGAGGTAGGTACAGATTTTATTGGGGATACAAACCCCAACGCATATAAGAACTCTTCTAACAGGGATGTTCAATCTGATCTTGCCGGGCAGTCTTTGACACCCTCTGATGTGACCCTATCTACTTACGAGGTATCACCTAACGCCTCTCCATTAACGTCAAATACCGGCACTACTAGTGTCACGGCTATAGGTACTCCGTCTAATGTGGGAGTCCCTTCTGTTTCTGGAATAACCCCTTTTAAAGATACCCCACCTAATACGAACTTCTTAAAGAATAAGGTACAATGGAGTTCAGCAACTAGTGGAAAGGTAATTGGATGAGCGAACCAACAGAGCTAGATTACGGACTAGACTTTCAAGGTCGTCGTAGATTTTACGGTATCTACTCGGCGGTTGTTTTGCCTGGCACAGACCCTAAAGGCCGTTTTGCTGTACAGCTACAGATTCCTGGACCTACAGGTATGGAGAAAACAGCTTGGGCTAAGGCCTGCCTGCCTATTACAGACAACTCTTACCACCCAGATCATTTGCCACATAAGGCATCAGAGATTGCCGCCCTTCTTACAACCACGGCTACTACGGCCTCAGACCCTCAAGGAGGTTCCGTAACTATTCCTGCGCTTACGGTTGTAGCAAAGTCCTCAACAACTCAATTAAACCATGCCCATAGAAAACCTACCGACCCTGTTGTAAATAAAAGCATGGTTAATACTTCTCTTCAAGTAACCGGAGGAGCACCCACATCTACGGCAGACACACTAGAAAATAGCAAGTATACTCCTGCTAGCGGGCTTTATGCTCCTGGACTAACCACTACGGACACATCGTATACAATGCCTGAACATACATTTCATAGAACAGTACCTCAGCCAGGCCAAAAGGTTTGGATAATGTTTGAGGCTGGAGATCCTGAATACCCTGTATGGATTGGAGTACAAGCATGACTATAGCTATTAACTACCCGTTTAATCTGGATACTTTTGGCGTATTAGATACTACATCCACATCAAACAAAATTTACTTAGACAGGGTTCTTACACTGTTGTCTACAAATGTAGGGCAACGCCCTATGTTACCTGAGTATGGTGTAGACTGGGCTCAGGCTTTCTTTGAGACTGAAGACGTTGCAGCGTTTGCAATACCAAAAGCATTAAAAGATGCGATTGGAATATGGATACCAGACGTTAAAGTATCAAACATAACAATTCAAAACCAGCAGGATGGGTATGAATACGTTTATCTTGAACTTGTTCTTCCAAACAATACTTTGGCAACTTTACCAATAAACACAGCAACATTTAATATCAACGGAACGGTTACACGCTAATGCAAATTGACTATACTTCTAGAGACTTTACTTCGCTCAAGGCAGATCTTATTGCCATGATTAACGCAAAAACAGGCGCTAACTGGAACCCTACTGATTACTCTGATCTGGGAAATGTTTTAGTAGAGGCCTTTGCTTATATGGGTGACATCATGTCCCACTACCTAGATAAGGTAGCAAATGAAGTAACTATTGATACCGCTGTTCAAGCAAGTACTCTATTATCTTTTGCTAATTTATATGACTACAAGCCGTCTGGCCCTACCCCAGCAACCGTAGATATTACCTTTACTAACGTAAATACTAACGGGCAATCAATCGATATTCCAGCAAACACTCAAGTCATGGCACCACTTAGTTACGGGATATACTCGCAGGTTTACTTTGAAACAACAACTTCTGTTACAGCTTTAGCTGCGGGCTCCTCAACCACTATTACTTGTCAAGAAGGAAAGACTGTAAACACAGATCGCCCAGACTTAATTGACCCCACCTATAACAAAGCTTTGCCAGCAAACCTAGGAACTTCTGATGGAACTGAAAACCAAATATTTACTATTTATCAACCGGGTGTGGTAGATAGTTCCGTATATGTATACGTAGGGCAAAGTTCAGCATTTAGTACTTGGAACTATGCTGACAATCTATTAGAGTTTGGTCCTACAGACAGCGTATTTACTACTGTAAGAAATTCAGATGGAAGTATTAATATTGTTTTTGGTGACGGCATTAACGGCGCAATACCCGCAGCAAACCAAACCATCAGCTCAGTGTATAAGATAAGCGTAGGAACAGCAGGAAATGTTAAATCTCTTTCTGTATCTGAAGTAACATTTATTCCTGGAAACTTAGACCCTCAATCAACATCCTACCTATCAGTATCAAATGCTCTTCCTGCTGTGGGTGGAGCCAACGCAGATAGTTTAGAAAATATTAGAACTAAGATTAAAGCTGCGGTATCCGCACGTCGTAGAGCGGTTACATTGGCAGACTATTCTTCTCTTGCATTGTTGGTATCACAAGTTGGAAAAACAAATGCTGACGCAAGTGTTTATTCGTCTGTAAATCTATACCTACAAACCCAAGATGACGGCAACGCTGCTCCTGGGTATCCTCAATGGGTTATTAATAACGCCGTAGGTTCGGGTACTGCTGTAACATACACGGTTGCCAACTCAGGAAAACACTCACTTACTGTAGGAGATACTGTAAACATATCTGGAATCTATCCGGTTGCCTATAACCTTCAAGGGGCAATCGTTGCCTCGACCTCTACTGATATGACGCAGTTTACAGTAACTAGCTCTGTAACTGGAACATATGATACGTCCAACTCTAGAACTGGCCTCGTTATTAAGATTGCAAATAGCGGCGGTGCGGCAACAACTACAGCGTGGAACAACATCAAAACTGCTGTTACAGCCTACATGTCTGATAAGACTCCTGCGGGGATTACCCTTAACGTTCTTCCACCAACGTATGTACCAATATATCTTAGTTCAAGTATTACTATTGGTTCGTCATATAAGCAATCAGATGTAAAACTTGCTGTGTACCAAGCTATGCTTGGAGCTAATGGATATTTTGCATATTCAAACAACAAGTTTGGAGATACCATATATCTATCCAGTATAGTTAGTGCAATCACTGCAGTTCCTGGCGTACTATCTGTTAACGTTACACAGCTATCTACAGATGGAACAACTACCGTTGCTACGTCCTTGCCTTTAAACCAAAATCAAATTCCATACTTGACCCCTACTAACCTGGTGTCAAATATTTATGGTGGAATCGTCTAAGGAGAGCTAAATGTCTAAGTACGGTACCAGTAGATACGGGTCTGGAGTTAAATTCGGTGAAGTATCTACCATCAGCGTTTACTATAATTCAGGGATTGTGGCAAACCTTGTAGGGTATGACTCTATTTCTATTATATGGTCTAGCTTTTCTTACGACCCTGCTGACGGAGCCCCTACACATTGGAAGCTTGTAAAGAGCTACTCTGGTTCCTTAGATAACCCTGATGATGCATTAATGGTTGTTGGTGGGGCGTATTCCAGCTTTACTACCAGCTTTTTAGATACTTTAACGGACTCTGTTGGAAAAGAAATTAACTACTCTCTTTGGGTGTTTAACGGTTTAAAGTGGATTGCTTGTGGAAATAGCTACGTTATCAACGCAGTAAATGATGGTTCTTTAACTAAAGTTACTAAGTGGATTCCTAGAGCTTGGTTAAACTCTGACTCTTCTAATACCGGAGATGTTACAGGAGAGCCTAACTCTGGTGACCTCTTAAACTTTCTATCGGCATTTGTATTAAAATACGATGTGTTTAGATCTCAGGCATACCTTTTAACTAAGAGCATGGATAAAACCTATGCACCTTCCTCAATTATTAAATATAAAATTTTAGATTATGGGTTTGATTACGAACCTGTACTGGGCGATGCTTACCATAGGTCCTTGACCGGCATCTCTAACGTAGTAAGCTCTTATAAAGGAACCCCTACAAGCTTAACCAGCTATGCCACAGGTTTGACACACTGGTCATCTAAAATCATACGCGGCCACAACTTAATGCTTGACTATAACGACTCATCGTTTGAGGAGTCTACTGGTCGTTGGGTTGCTTCAAGTGGAACTTTTGCAGCCAAGTCATTCGTATCAGAAGGCGTTACCGCTCCCGCTTTGTCAGCTGTATTGTTTGATCCTATTACAAAGCCTAGACTAGTAGGGTTTGGTCAGCTAACTACAGCGGCGACCACATCCGTTACCTTGACACTTCCCGGATCTTCAAACATTGCTTTAAACGGTATAGCGGTAAACCCAAATACTAGATATGTATTTAGTGGGTGGGTTCTTCATAGAGATGCTAATGGTGCTTCAGTAGTTGCAACCATTTCTTGGTATGACGTTTTTGGTACTTTGATCAGCACCACTACCGCACCTACAGCGCTAACAACAACCACATCTTGGCAAGAGTTTACCTCTAAGTCTGACTCAGGAAGAAACGGCATCAAGTCTCCATCCAATGCTGCCTTTGCTAAAGTAGTGATTACTGTCCTTCCATTATCAGCGACCTCTAGCCGTTTTGCTTTTGACCTCTTCCAGTTTGCGGAATATACAAAGAGCTTTGAGTTCCAAGACGCTAAGCGTATTCAGCTAACCGTAAGTGGAGACAGAGTAAACTATATCCCTAATGGTTCTTTTGAATCAGGACTGGGTTCATGGTCATCTTACAATGGCAACCTTTCTCTAGATACCTCTACAAACTTAGGCGTCACATTTAGAACTGTGGCTAGCCCTGAAACCTCGTCAGCTCTTCTTACATCTACGGGGTCTGCCCCGGCATTTGTCTCCGATTGGTTTCCTCTACCTGCGGGAGGTACCGTAACTGCCTCGGCCTATGTTATGGGGTCGGCTGCTCGTCAGGCAACCTTAGCCATAGAGTTCTCAAGTCAACCAACAGATAGTGCACAGACATCCATAGTAAATGATGCTACATACGGTAAGTACTACCCTATGACACCAAATACTACGCTGTCACAGTTTAACTCTACATCTATCACCAACGTAACTTCTGACGGAACTACCGTGACAGTTACCGCAGCGAACACATTTATTGTTGGACAAACAGTTGTAATAACTGGGGTCAACCCAACATCGTTTAATATTACAGGAACAGTTGCTACGGCATCTTCTACTCAATTTACTGTTACAAACTCTGCTATAGGTCTGTACTCGGATGGGGGAACAGCATGCGTCACCTCTACAACATTATCAACAACTGTAGGAAAAATACTTTCAACAACTGCTGTGGTACCGCCATATACACGTGATGCAGGATACCCTATGGCAAAAGTTACTGTCTATTTCCCAGACGGCGCAACAAGCGATAAGTTTTGGTTAGATGGGGTGTTGGTTACTGACGGTACTTCTGCTAAGCCATTCTTTGGTGGTACTGGTGGGGTTATTCCTAGCGACCCTACTACATCAACATACTACTCAGTTAATGATACTAAGTGGGAGATCAGGAACAAGTACAACTTTGCATCTAATCCTTCCTTTGAAGCAGGTACTGTAGGAAGCTTACCTACCGATTGGACTGGCACAGGGTTTACTAAAGTAGCTACTGATGGTGCATTAACTTCACTATACAACGCTTACTTTGGAAAACTTTCTTTTACTACTACTGGAACTATTACAGGCAATTACTACCTACCATATCCGGCACTTGGTGGGGAAGACATTACAATCTCTGCTTACGTGCGTAATGTTACTGGAACGTATACTATTGCTGGAAGCACCTTTGCAGTAGCATCTGCTAATGCTAGTAGTTGGACAAGAATCTACGGAACTATTCAACTTGCCGCAGGGGCAACTACCGGCACGTTTACTATATCTGTAGCAGCTACTGGGGCTAGCG